TAGATGCTCCAAGACAGGGTTACTTTTTAGGTAAACTTGTTAAGAAAGCTACGCGTGCTGTTAAGAAAGTTGTTAAAAGTCCACTAGGTAAGATGGCTTTAATAGGTGGTCTTGGTATGATTCCGTTTGGTGGACAAAGTATGTTTGCTAGATTAGGTGCATCCGGAATGGGTAAAGGTATCGGTGGTTTTTTAAAAAGTGGTATCGGTAATTTTACGGGTGGTACTGAAGGAACCATGATGGGTGGCCTTTCAAGTATTTTTAGAAAAGGTGGAAAACAAGATGCAAATTTTAGTATTCCTAGACTACTAGCGGGTGGTGCAGGTGCTGCAGCTTTAGCAATGCCTTTCCTAGGTGGCAAAGAAGAAGTTGAAGAAGAAGAAGTACAAATGGATCCAGCTTTACAAACACAAAGAGCAAAAGATTATTATAGTCAAACAGGCACTAAAGGTATTGGTTTAGATTTTATGCCGGATAAACAATATGTTAAACAAAATTTTTATGCAGCAGATGGTGGTAGAGCAGCATTACAAATGGGTGGTGGTGCAGGAGAAGCGCAAGCCGAACAAATGCTTATGGCAGAATTTGTAAAATATAAAAACAAAGGTGGAGATTTATCTTTTCAACAATTTGTACAAGCAGTAATGCAGCAACAAGAACAGTCTCAAGGTATGGAACAACCTACCATGATGGCAGCTAATGGTGGTAGAATGGGTTATAACGAAGCCGGCCCTGTTATAGATCAAGAAACAATTAACATGGTCATTGATATGAATAGTAAAGGAATGGATATGGATACTATGGTTCAAATTACTGGACAACCTGTTGAAACTATTACAAACATTATAAATTCATTAACACAACAAGCTGACGGTGGACTAACAAGTGTACCAGGATATGGAACACCTGCAGGAACTAATCAATTTGGTTATCCAAGTGGTGGTGTAAGAGTTAATGCCGCTGAAGGTGGAATCATGGGTACTGAAGAAGCATCAGAAATGATTGACATGGGTGGACAAGAAAAAGATTACAGAGATGAAGGCGGCTTTGTAGCAATGGGTGGCGAAGAAAGAGCTGATGATGTACCTGCAAGATTAAGTAAGAACGAATTTGTATTCACTGCAGACGCTGTAAGAAACGCAGGCGGTGGAGATATAGATAGAGGATCTGAAGTTATGCAAAACTTAATGGATAATCTAGAACAAGGTGGACAAGT